CTCACTCCACCCACATCAGAATAGTAAGCTGAGCGAACACCCAGAGCAGCAAGAAGGGTCAGGAACACTGGATTTTTGAAGAGTGCTAACATACCCTTCACCAGAGGAGTGAAGAGTTTTAAGAAACCAAGAAGTTTCATTCCAACATCAAGAGCTACCAGAGCCAGAATTCCTGTGAGAATCTTACCCCCATGATCTCTGATGAAATCTGCGAATCCCTGAACCTTGTCTTTATTCTCATCCTTTGCCAACCAACCCAACAAACCACCAACAAGAACATTCTGAAAGAATTGTTTGATTCTATCAAAGAAAGGAATCTCAGGTGGTTTGAGACCTTTCAGGAAGTTACCAGCACTTTCTTGTGATTGCTTCTCAGATTCTTTCTCTTCTGTTTCAGCAGCCAGATTCTCTGCTGCCTTTCTCTCTTCATCTGCTTGTTTCTTCTCAGCAGTCAGATCTCTAACCAAGACCTTTGTAATGTCATTAATTCCATCTGAAACTCTCTTCAGTCCAGCTGGAATGATAGCGGTGACTGCCTTCTCTTGTTTCTCCTCTTCTTCTTTCTGTTCTTTATAATCCTTGCTTGCTGCCAAAAGTTTTGGACCAGCAACAGTAGATGCCTTTGGTTTTGTTTTGAAAACCTTATTAACATCTACTGTTCTTTTTGATCTTCTCTGCCTTGTTACTTTTATTACTTCTTCTCTCAGGGCTGTTGATCTATCATCACCCTTTCCTTGAGTTTTGAATTCAATTGTGGCAATGGCTTCCTTCATTGCACTGAGATAACTCTCATCATCAGAGATGTCATCCAGGTCAAACCCCAATTCTAGGAGAATGTCAATAGGATCCAAGGAAGCGTTAGCCATTCTGTTGACGCATCTTCTCGTTTTCTTCTTCGATGTGTTGCTGTAACAATGCTACATAGATGTCCCTTTCCCAGGGCATCATATTTTCAACTTCAGTCAAAGAATATTTATGGTACTGCATCAAGGCAAAATTGAGTTTGAAGTAACTCTCAAGATCCATATGGATCATACCTACCCGAAAAAAGAGTTCAAGCCCTCCAACACGACAGAACTCTTGACTTTGGTTTTGGGATTATAGACTTCAACAGTGTGTTGGAGTTTTGGCATTGTCTCAAAGAACTTCTCAATCTGTTTGAATTGAGTAGAACTCATCTGTTCCAGAAACTCAACCATCTCTTTCTTGGTGCAATCCTCAGATGCCCAAACCTCATCTTCACTGTAGATCTTATCAATACAAGTTGCAATCAACTCAAATGATTGATCCAGAGAGGCATTACCATCAAAATCAAAGTTATTCTTGATGAATTGTTCCAAAGAAGGATACTTCATATCCATCATCAGAGTGTCATCCAACTGGATACGCTTGGTGTGACCTTCTGGTTCCTGGACCTTGATGTCCTCAATGTCAATCTCAACTTCAACAGGAGTTATACCATCATCAGGTGCAGTGAGAGTAATCTCAACAACTTCACCAACTGACTTGGCACGAATGTTGAGGAACAAGAATTCAATGTCAAAGGTTGGAAGACTTTCCACCTTAACACCTCTGGTCTGAATACAAGCCTTCAGAACCTGTTTGATTGCTGTTGTGATTTGCTTGGTGTCTTCACTTTCCAGAGCAAGAACCAACAGTTTTTCTTCCTTCACAAGGAAGGGACGATATTTGATTGACTTCTTTGTTGAAGGCAATGTCAACTCATAGTAAGGAGTTGCAATCTTTGGTAAAGGCATTATAAAGATTCAGGTGAGATTATTTAGTGGGGTATCAGAATTGTTGGGCTGTTCTACGATCGATAACAAAACGAAGATAAGTCATATTAACTGTGTACTTCAGAACATCAGGTGTACCATACTGAACAGGTGTTGAGTTGATACTGATTGGATAAGCCCCTACAAAATTATATTGTATCTGATATGGGACAGTATCTCCAAGACTGGCGAGTCGTCCAATGTGACCAGCGTTCTTCTCAAACTTGGTGACATATACACTATCAGAACGATAATCTGTTGGATAATTCATTCTGTATTGGGCATATGGATTCACATAATCATTCAGGTCACCCTGTTGATTCATTCCAGCAATATAATCAATCCATCCCTCAAACATTTCAATAACACCATACTCATTATCGACATAGAATGAGAAAGACAAATCTTGATATTGCTTTCTGTATGGCATCCTTTCAGTCACACCACGATAATCATTTCTAACTTCGTGTGTTTGAAGAGCGTGACCTGGAAGAGATGTTTGATGACAGGCAAGTTCAATTGATTCTCCCTTTGCGCCATAAGAAATACCTCTACTTGAGAGATAACTTGCAACAGGACCTGGAGGTTGAAGCTTAACAAGAAAGACCGAAGTCTGAGCGACATTCAGAACTCTGTAGATAAACTCAAAAGTTCCTACTCTTCTTGAACTGGGACCACTAGAATTGGTCGTAGCCATCTATAAATACTGATACTTATATTGTTATTTAGTGGGTATGGCTGAGAGTTGTAAATCACTTTTCAAACCTAGCAATCCTCACAAGTATCAAGGTAACCCAAACAATATTATTTGTAGATCTTCATGGGAAAGAAGATTCTGCATGTGGTGTGATACCAATGAAAGTGTGATTCAATGGGCATCTGAAGAATTCTCAATTCCCTACATCAAACCCACTGATGGAAAGGTTCACAGATACTATCCTGATTTCCTGTGTAAGGTAAAACAACAGGATGGAACTATCAAGAACTGGATTGTTGAGGTAAAACCCAAAAAACAATGTTCTCCACCTGTTCAGGGCAAGAGAGTTACCAAGTCTTACGTCTATGAGTGCACTCAATATGCAGTGAATGAAGCAAAATGGAAGGCAGCAGAAGAGTTTGCTCTTGATAATAATGCGATCTTCAAAATCATCACAGAAGAGGAGTTGGGATTAAATGGCAAACGTCGAAACTCTAAAACAAGAAGACTACCTAAAAAGCGATAACGACAGACTTGCTGGTGGAGCTGCCAATGACATTGCCAACATGGGTGATCCTGATGACATGATGTTGGCTCTGATGGGAGTTCTTACTGATACAGAAGTTGCTCCCTCTGTTGGACGATATTACACTTTCATCTATAAAGCAGACACACCTGAAATTCTTTATGATCAGTTTCCTCTCATTGCATGTGTAGGTGTTTATCCCTGGGGATTTAGAGGATTAAATTACCACTGGGGAGAGTTCAGAAATTACACTTGGGAAGAACTCCAAAGTTTTCTTTATCTCATTTATCCCAATGAATTAGAAGAAGCAAGATCCATTCCATATCAGAAATTCGTTCTAAATAACTAAAAGACCAGTTCTTATAAATGGCAAGGATCCAATCATCAAGAATATGGAACGGTCTCAAGGTTGACGAATATACCAACACAGAGACTGCTGAAATACAACTCAGACAATCATCAACTTCTGGTGAAGGAGATCTTCTTGCCAAGTCCTTTAACAGTGATTGGGAATTAGTTGATACAAATAAATTTGTAAGACTGTATAACAATAGAGCCAGATACTCAGAACAACTCACCACAACTCAATTTGAAAAAGAGTTCTTCAACAATGGAAGACCTCTTTTCAATGAAGATAGAGCCTTAGTTCTGAATAATGTTGATAATTATGGTGGATTGACACTTGCGGATAACAATAGAACTCAATTCTTTAATAATGGAGTTCCTGGATTACAAAATCCCACAACTGGTCAAGTTGTAAACAATGATGGGACAGTCACTGGACAGAATCCTTTTGGTCAAACTCCAGGATTCCTCGCAAATGGAACTCCAACACAATATGGAACCTTTGCATTTCCTAATGACCAACTAACCATTGGTTCTCAAGACTCAAATCCTGACATTGAGGGAGTTGCGGTACCCAAAGGTAGATCTCTCAGAACTGGAAGTTCTGCTGGGATCATGAGATATCCACTGAATGACATGAGTCAGTTTGGTGTTGATTATATCCAAATCACTGGACATAAGTATTCTGCTCGTGGGGCTGGAAACTCTTTGATTGGTGGTAAAGCAGAAGATCGTGTTGGACCTCTCACTGGAACTGTTCAACTCCCCATTCAGAAAAACATTTCAGAATCATTTGGAGTTGACTTCAGTGAAGATAAGTTGAATTTTATTCAAGCATCTTTGGCAGAAGTTGCCATGGCTGGAATTGACAAGGTTTCGGATTTGGACATACTTGGTGCTGCTGGAGCGATGGCAGAAGAAGCTGCTAAAGCTGTTGAATCGGGATTTGCTGATGACAACACCAAATATTTCTTGAAAGCTTACTTTGCTGGAAAAGCAGTTGGAACAAACCTAGTTGCTCGTTCAACAGGATCTGTTGCTAACCCCAACATGGAACTTCTCTTCAATGGTCCAAGGTTGAGAAACTTCAAATACAGTTTCCAACTCACACCAAGAGATCAAGATGAAGCAAG